CTAATGCACCATAAAGTGAATTGTTTAAAATTTTGATAGGAAGTTGTTTAACATTAAACATTGCTTTATCTGTTGCTGTTAATTCATTGGCAATATATCTCAAGTGCACTTCATGATCAATTTCTTTTAATAATGTTATTTCATCATTGTTTAGTTTAGTACCCTTTGCTAATTTTTTATATATATTCCTAGCAGTTGTAAGATATAATAAAATCTTTTTTATTACACCTGTTATATCAAACATTGGAAATATATCATTATCTAATTGATTCATTGGATAAAGCGATGCATAATCAATTTTTCTTATTCTACTTTCAAAACCAATTTTATATGTTCTGGCTAAACCTCCAGAATAAGGCATTGGTTTATCAGGGATAGGAATTGCCAAATCATTTTCATAACTCCAAGTAGTTAACAATAAATTCCAAATTCCAGCAGTTCCCATTGTACAAATTCGTTGATATGATGTTGGAAGTATTTTAGCAATCATAAATGATGATTGATTATATAACTCATCAACATGTTCTGTTTCCCATAAGTCATCTAAAAGATATTGTTTTACCAAATTTTCACCACCGATAAATGTAATTAATTCTTTAGGAAGTGCTTCTGTTCTAAACCAATCAACAAAATTTTTATTTTCACTAAGATATTTATTTTTTAACAACGTATATGCATCAATATTAATAAGATTTTTATCCATTTGTAATACATATAATTTTCTAGCAGTTTCTTGATATTCATCAGGTACTTGAATATAATTATTATATTTATCAATTAAGAAAACTTTATTTTCGGCATAAAATTTACCGATAGAATTATCTTCACCTTTTATATATGTTCTATTTGGTTTTGCAATTTTTTCATATTTGGCAATATATTTCAATCCTGTTCTTTGTAAATCAGAGTTTAATGCTGCTGTTTTTTTTGCTGCATGAAGAATATCTATTACAGAATAACCCCACATTTCAGTAGCTGTATATTTTTGTGGACTGTTACCTATTTTTACAGATGTATTTGGCTTTCTTTTTAACGGCTTTTCAATATTTAAACTAGTAGGTATTTCATCCAAACTCATTTTAAGTAACTTTACTCTTCCTAAAATATACTCAAAATCAAACATTTCTGAATTATATCCAGAAATTACCGCAGGTTTTAATATATTAATTAAATTAAAAAAATCTTGAATTAATCTAATTTCTGATTCGTCATCATCTAATTTATCAACAACTAATATCATTTCAAAACCACGATTATCTCTAACACCAATTGCAAACATTCTTGATATTTGATATCTTAAACCAGTTGTTTCAATATCAAACGTTAATTTATGTACATCTTTATATTCTTCTAAGCCTTTATATAATCTTGATTTTGTTGAAATAAAGAATTGTTCATTTGTCCTTACGGAATGAAATAATTCTCTGTTTTTATAAATTATGTTACCTCTAATATCCCTTAATGGTTTACTATGCTCATCATATTGCTTTTCAAAAGGATCGATTCCGCCATCTTTAAAATAATTTACAATACTATTATATGATTTAGAACTGGTTATTTTATAACAATATCCATCAACCAATCTCTTCTGATTACCCGTTTTTAATTTAGTAATGGTTATACCATATTTTTTTCTTTTACTTTCAATAAGTGCGTTGGAATGTCCATAATATAACTGATAACCCAGTTTTTCCAAGTCCTTCATGTACATAAACGGTTCATAATAAATCTTTTTTATTTCCTTTTCTTTATTTGGTTCATGAATTACACAATACCCTATATTTGAATCGTTATCTGTTTCCACATTAACCAAATATTTCAGATCGTTATTATAACCATCTAAAAACCCCTTAATTTCAGATAAAATACTTAATTTGTTGATTTCCATTCTGTTTTATTTTCAATTTTAATGCCAAAATCTTCGTCTTCAACTTTATCATCATTTTGATTAAAATTTATTTCTAATTGATAGGGTTCAAATGTTACTTTATTACACCTATCAAAATAGTTATCACCGTTTTTATCAATTATATTATATCCATCCCAATATAAATATCTAGCATATTTATCATTTGGAAAACCAAATAAATCATAATATTCATTTGATATAATTGTTTTGCAGGGTACACATTTACAACAAGGTTCATATTCAATAAACTCAACATCTTTAGAACCAATTATTTTAGGGTTTTCACAACTAATAATAAATTTTCTATATTGAATTGGTAATTCACTTGCTATTATATATTTTTTCATTTTAGTTAGTGGAAATACAAGTGGTTTCATTGGTTCACACACGGCTTGATATGATTTATATATGTTTTGAATATCATCTAAATAAGATATAGCATCATCATTTGAAACATAACCTATTTGTATTTCATCCACATTTAAACTTTGTAAAAACATCAATCCCAATATCCAAATAGGTAGTTGTTTAAAATACAAACTACTTTCATTGGCACTCACATTAATATTCATAATGTAACTAATATTATATAAATTGCCATTTTTAAATTCTTTATTGAATTCTTTACAAAGTAATTCAATACGATTTTTTTCTAAAATAGTTTTGTTTATATTATTAGCAATTTCTATATAAATTGGATATACTTCATTGCCTTCATTTAAATTTTTCCATAACAGATATGTTGAATCTAAACCACCTGAAAATAATACGGCAACTTTCTTACACATTATTTTTTATTATTAATTTTTTTATTAAGTTCTTTTTATTTCTTCATTCTATTACTTAATTCTTTCGTTTCTTTTTCAGTAAGTGTTGAAAGTTTTAATTCAAATAATTTTTTATTATAAGTATATCTTACATTACCAATAATTAACTCATTCATTTCAAAAACATCTTCGACATTTGATATAAATACTCCCGATAGCCATAGGGCAGATATAAAGTTCTTTCCAATTACCTTATATCCGTCCTTTTTCTTTTTAATATCAAAGTCCAAATATAGTGCATCTTCTGGATCATTCAAAATGTTTTGTAAGAAATCAATGAAAATATTATTAATTTCTTTTTTTAAACGCTTCTCTAAGATATCTTGATCGGCTAAAAGAAAATTTATTAATAGGTCTTGAAACGGATTTTCTCCCCATTGATATTTTGTTGCCATTACTTTTTATGTTTATTTTTTATTATTTCAATTACTTCACCCAATACAGATTCACTTACATCTGATTTATAATCTTCGTTATCCATAACTTTAACTATTTCTTTTCTTTTATTTTCAATTGATGAAAATACATAATCATCTATCGTTTCTCTAAAAATTAGTGGATATATATTCACTGGAAATCGTTGCGAAATACGATGAATTCTATCAGCAACTTGATCATAATCACCAACACTATATGGTAATGTCATGATAAACATTTTACTAGCTGCAGTTAATGTTAAACCATAATTACATGTTTGAATCGAACCAATGAAAACTTTAATATTACTGTTAGGGTCTTGAAATTTTGATACAATTTCAGCACGTTCTTCGGTTGTTTGATCTCCTGTATGTAAACCCGCCACATCTCCCAATAATTTTTTTAATTCATATAATGGTTCTTTAAAATAATCAACAATAACAACTTTTTCACCTGTTTCTAAAATGCTTTCAATCAATTCAACGACAGGTTTTATTTTAAGATGTGATAAATACTGACGAAGCCTAATCATAATAGTTAAAGGATTGTGTGTTGGATATAGCATAAACTCATTAACAACACCCGCTTCAATTTCATCATATGTGGCATATTCATTATCATCCATTTCAAGAATAACTCTTTGATATGTCTTCTCAGGAAGATCAGTCAATACTTCTATTTTTCTTTTTCTATGTGTAAATGGTGCTATTTTATGATATAATTCTTCTAATCTCATTTCAGCAGAATCTGTTATATATCCCCAACCATTTTCTTTATCATAAATCATTCCACAATAAAATTCTAAAAATTTATTTTTGTTAGAAAATTCTGTTGGAGATATCTGATTCATAACACTATATATTTCATGAGCACGATTTGGCATAGGAGTTCCGCTTAAAAATATTTTACTTATTTTTCCGTTTCTAAAAATATCTTTATTGAATGTATGTTTAAAATTATGATATGTATTTGATTTTGTATTTTTTAGTTTTGACGATTCATCACATATAACAGCATCAATTTCATCAATTTTTAATTTATCCCACTTTGCTTTAAATTTATCTTTAATTTTCGGATTAGGATTAAAAAAATCGTAATTAATGATAACATATTTAGCATTTTCAATTCCACAATTATTATGTTTCCATCCAACAATATGTGCACTACTTTTTGTAAAAAAAATTATCTCCTGATAAAAATTAAATTTTAAGGAATTTGGAGTTATTACTACGACTTTTTGAAATCCATTCATTTCCGCATAAAGAATACTCGAACCGGTCTTACCTAACCCCATTTCATGAGAGATCAATGCATTACGAGTTGCATTCATAAATAGTGCTGCTGTTTGTTGGTGTTTATAAAGTGTTATCCCATCATTAATCAATGCATGTAATTTATCACTATATTGAATATATGTTGTTTCTAATTCTTCTTTATATTTAACCCAATGTTCTTTTTTTATATTTAGATCGGCAATAAATTTTCTTTTTTCTTCTTCTTTGGCTTCAATATTTTTTATCCGATTTATGAAAATCTTACGACTTTCATCAGAACCGAAATCGAAATGAATTTTATTTGATCCTTTATATTTTTTAATTAAAAAGTATAATGAAGTTACACTTACTTCCCACGCCATATTCAATGCAGACCATTTACGAGTTTCTTCTGGCAATTCTTTTATCTTTGCAACTAAACCATCGTTGTATTGAAAACGAAGATAGTAATATTGCCTTTTAGCAATACGTTCACAGTGCACAATAAAAATGTTTTCTACGGGCATTTTATATTATAATCTTTGCAAAGATAAACAAAAATTATATAATAATCAACTAAATGTAATAACTGTTAATAATATTTATATTACACTTGTTTTTGTGATTGAATCAGAAATGGTGATATTAATGAAATTACTTACAGGTAATGTTATTTTAAACGAGCAATCGTTCAAAAAATCCAACTTAAATTCTCCTAAGAATCTTCCACATTTTCTAGTATCTTTTAATCTGAATTTATACACCAATGTATATAACTCTTCACTCGGATTATCTGCAATATTATTATTAATTATTAAATCTGCAGGTACGTTGGCTATTCGATATAAGCCAGTATCGGCATCGGTCATTGAAAATGTTACAGCAACATTCTCAAGCATTTCATCTGTTATGTTATATTGTTCCCTTAATTGTTGAATTAATGGATATGTTAATAATGGAAATGTACTGTCTTTCTTAATAAAGAAATTTTTATTGTCAAATGTTGAATAATTCATTAATTTAAATTTTATATAAATACTATGAATTGAAACAAAAATGAAATAAATTTTATGCTTTAAGTTTTTAAAAACATAAATATGATAAAAATTATAGATATTTTTATTTAATGTATTTACTTAAAAACATAATATCTATAATTTTTATCTATTGTGCAACTAATTGGTAAATCGTCTTTATTAATCTGTTCAGCAGTTTTTATTAAAATAGATGCTCCACTAAAAATAACTCTGTTTTCATTATTATATTCGATTTGTAATGTTAAAAGTTTTTTTGGTTTATCATCTTTCTTAAATTTACTATCAATAATTTTATAATCCAATAAGATAAATTCACTACCTAAAATTTTCTCAATTTTTATTTTTTCACCAATAAAACTATCTGGTACTACATTTATATTTAAATCACTGAATTTTTTCATGTTATTAATTTTCTTTAGCAAATGTTTTGAGTTACAATGCGTTGTCCAACCATAATAAGATGCATAAGATTTTTTAACATTCTTTTTATTTTTTATTATAGTCTTAATAAAATTTTTTTTAATTGATTTTCTTAATAGTGTATGTGTATGATAAAATCTGTAACCTAAAAAATCAATACTTCTGCTATCAACAGGAAATATTTGATAATTTTTCTTTAAATTTAATTTTAGATTAATTAATAAATAATTAGAAATTTCATCTAATAATATATGTAAATCTTCTTTATTACTTGAAAGGAAAATCATGTCATCTGCATATCTATAATAATATTTAATCTCTTTATCTTCTTTAATCCAATGATCAAAATAAGCTAAATATAAATTAGCAAAATACTGACTTAAATAATTTCCAATCGGAACTCCACTGGTGGAATCAATTATTTCATCTAATAATTCAAGTAATTCATTATCTTTTATTTTTCTACGAATAATTTGTTTTAATACATCATGATTAATGTTAGGATAAAATTTTCTAACATCTATTTTTAAACAGTATTTTGTTTCTTCTTTATTATTTTTTAATTCAAATTTTAACCGTTTAACTGCCGAATGAATTCCTCTACCTTTAATACATGAATAAGTGTCTTTTGTGAAAATATTGATCCAAATAGGTTCTAGTATATTCATTATCGCATGGTGTACTATTCTATCTGGATAATATGGTAATTCATAAATATCTCTTTCTTTAGGTTCATAAATTTTAAAAATTTTATACTTAGATGTTTTATATTCATGATTTTTTAAATCATCATGTAACTGTATTATATTTTCATCTTTATTTTTATCATGTTCAATTACTCCACGTGATTTATGTTTATGTTTTCTTGCATTAATATCTGCTAATTTCAGATTTTCAATACTAATAATACTTTCAAATAAATTATTTATTCTTTTCATATCCTATGTTTGTTTTATCGAAGTTTTCATTTAAATACTAATATTTAAATTACCAACATCAATTTTAATTAACGTGTTTTTTTAGCAAGTGCTATGGTCTTTGTTTCCCATTTTAAAACATTTCCGAGAGCCAATATTCGTATTCGTATTACCAGCACTGTTATTCGTATTACAATAATCGAGACCTGCATTCGCACTATTATTCGCATTACCACCTACGATAAGGGCATAGAAACAAACAACCAAATTTATTTAAGAAAATCAATTAAAAAAATTTCAAAGAACAATATTATAAATACTAAAAATTTTTAAATAATTCAACATTTTATTAAATAAATTATAATTATTTTTTTTATTATTTTAATATTATTAATAAACAATAGAATTCCGAAACCTGCAGTTTCGAAATTTTCGCCCTCGTTTATTCATATTTCGTTTTACTTTATATCAACCTTCATTTTACGTTTTATCATTATACTTTATATCACTCTCTCACTTAGCACTTTACGTTAACAAACATAGCCGAGAGCCAATAATCGTATTCGTATAACCAGCACCGATATACGTAATACAATAAGCGAGACCCGCAGACGCACCATCAAGCGCACAACCACCCACGAGAAGGGCATAAATTCCCACCGTTGTTGTTTCAACAAAATAATCACACCAAAATGTGCTACTACTACCACCTACTGTCCCTCCTACACTTGTTATAATCTCGCCATTAGTTGAAAATAATATATTAGA